AAATAGAAGTAGATCAGGTAGATCCGCAATCAGGCACAACCTTAACTTTAGGTACGTCTGGAGATACAGTTAGTATTCCTTCAGGTGTAACTTTAGCTAATGCAGGGACAGTTACAGGTATTCCAACCTCTGCGCTTACAGGAACAATTGCAACAGCACAAATTGCAGATGATGCAGTAACTTTAGCTAAAATGGCTCCAGGCACAGATGGTAATGTTATTTCGTATGATGCTTCAGGAAATCCAGTTGCAGTTGCAACAGGTAGTGCAGGACAAGTATTAACAAGTGCAGGAGCAGGTGCTCCTCCAACTTTTGCTGATGCTGGTGGTGGTGCTTATGAAAAATTAATAACAACAACAATATCTGGAAATACATCAACAGTTACTTTTAATAGTACCTATATAACATCAACCTATAGAGATTACAGAATTATTATATCTGATTGTCATCATACAACAGGTGGTGGAGCTTATCCTGAAATGCAAATAAGTGATGACAATGGCTCAAGTTTTTTTACAGCTTCCAATTATAGATATGCTATGAGAGCCTACAAATCAGATGGCACAAGTAATAGTCAATCTAGCAATGGTACAAGTGAAATTAGATTTTCTGCTGACGCTATAAGTGGAAATGAAAGTGAAGAAAAATCTTCTTTTATTATAGATATGTTTGACCCATTAAGCACAGCAAGTTATTTTACAATGGCAATAACAGGAATGTTTTATGCAACAAGTGGAAATCTTGTTTGTGGTATGTATGGAGGTGGAAGTTATAGAGCAAGTGTAAGTTCTGCTATAAATTGCGTTAAATTATTTATGAATACAGGAGATTGGAATCACGGAACATTTACTTTATATGGGAGAAAAATTTAATGCCTAGATATCATAATATTAATGGAACAAGAGTTCAATTTACAGAAGCAGAAGAAACAGCAAGAGATAATGTAGAAGCAGCTTATGCTAATAAAGCATTTGATAGAGCATTAGAAACATTAAGATCTAAAAGAAATAATTTATTAATAGAAACAGATTGGTATGCTAATTCAGATGTAAATATGAGTGATAATATGAAAACATACAGACAAGATTTAAGAGATATAACTAATGGATTAACAACAGTTGAAGAAGTACAAGCTGTTATATTTCCAGAAAAACCAAGTGAATAATTATGACAAGTACAATTAAAGTAAACACAGTAAAAGACACAGCAAGCACAGACATTATTAAAAAATGTGGAACTTCTATAACTGTCGGTACAGCTTCAGATACAACAACTGTTGCAGGTAATGCTGTTAGATCAAATGCATTACAAGCATCTGATGGTGGAAATTTAGTTAGTCAATCGGGCACAACGATTACACTAGGTGCATCAGGGGATACAATAAATTTAGCAAGTGGTGCATCTCAATCAGGATTCGGAAGAACAGGAACTGTAGATTGGCAGACAAGCAGTATTAAAACAGGGACTTTTACAGCAGCAAATGGTGAAGGGTATTTTGTAAATACTACAGCTGGAGCAGTGACAGCTAATTTACCTGCATCACCAACTGCAGGAGACATAGTTGCATTTTCTGATTATGCAGGAACATCAGCATCAAACAATATTAATATCGGTAGAAATGGATCAAATATTGAAGGAGTTGCTCTTGATGGAGTAATATCAGCAAATAGAGATTCCATAACTTTAGTTTTTGTAGACGCCACTCAAGGTTGGTTACCTGTTAATGATAATGAATCAAGTTTTTTAGCACCAGGATTTGTAGCAGGAAGTGTTTCAGGATCTTGTAATACTTTAGCAACTGATGGAAATTTTAAAGTTGCAACATTTAAAGGACCAGGAACTTTTACAGTAACTTGTGGAGGTAATGCTTTAGGATCAAATTCAGTTTCTTATTTAGTTGTAGCTGGCGGTGGTGGTGGTGGTGCTAACGTTGCTGCTGGTGGTGGCGCTGGAGGCTTTAGAGAATCTAAAGCATCATCAGATACTTACACAGCTAGTCCATTAAATGCAACTTCAGGACCAGGATTTAATTTACCAGTTTCAGCTCAAGCTTATTCAATCGTAGTAGGTGGTGGTGGTGCTGGAGACGCTCAACCCCCTGTTCCAGGAGGTGGAGGTTGTAGTGGAAATCCTTCAACTTTTTCAACAATAACATCTACTGGCGGTGGCGGTGGTGGAAGTGATAACTGTTCTGGTAAACCTGGAGGTTCTGGTGGTGGAAGATTAAGATGTTCAGTGGGAACAGGAAATACACCTCCTGTAGCACCTCCTCAAGGTAATCCTGGAGGAGATGGGGCTGCTAGTGGTCCTCACCACGCAGGCGGTGGTGGCGGTGCAACTGCTGCAGGTGGAGCTGGTTCATCTCCTGGAAACGGAGGAAACGGTGGAGCTGGAGCAACAACAAGTATTAATGCAAGTCCAAATTCTTTTGCTGGTGGTGGAGGCGGAAGTGCTACAGTATCAACACCACAAACAGGTAGTGGAGGAAATGGTGGTTTAGGTGGTGGTGGAGGTGCATCTTTTCAAGGTTCTACTACGCCTCCTGCAAGAAATGGTGGAGCTGGTTTTAATCCAGGCGGAAGTGGTTCAACTGGTTCTAGTCAAACAGGTGGTGCAGGTGGCATAAATTCTGGTGGTGGTGGTGGTGGAAGTGCTCACCCTAATCCTACAACAGGTGGAAATGGTGGCTCTGGTATAGTAATAATAAGGTATAAGTTTCAATAGGTAAAAATTATGAGTGAATTAAAAGTAAATAAAATTAGTCCAAGATCTGGAACAGCATTTACACTAGGAGATAGTGGCGATACGTTTACAATCCCTTCAGGTGCAACAATTAATAACCAAGGAACGGCAGTAAACTTTGGTGCAACAGGTTCAGCGTCTTGGGTAACAACAGTTAAGACATCAACTTTTACAGCAGTCGCTGGTGAGGGTTATTTTGTAAACACAACAGGTGGAGTAGTATCAGTTAATTTACCAGCAGGTGTTGCTGGAGCAGTTGTTGCAATAAAAGATTATGCAAAAACTTTTGATACAAACGCAGTTACATTAGTTCAAAATGGTTCAGATAAAATTGGTGGTTCAACTGTTAATGCAACTTTAGATATAGAAGGTATTGCAGTTACATTAGTTTTTATAGATTCAACACAAGGTTGGTTAGTAACCGATTCAGGTTTACAATCAGAAGCACCAACAGCAGAATATGTTACAGCAACAGGTGGAACTCCCCTTACAAGTGGTGATCATAAAATTCACGTATTTACAGGTCCAGGAACTTTTTGTGTGTCAAGCGCAGGTAATGGAGCAGGATCAAATTCAGTAGAATATTTAGTAGTAGCTGGTGGTGGAGCAGGTGGAACAGGTGCAGCAGCAGCAGCTGGTGCTGGTGGTGCTGGAGGTTTTAGAAGTTTTACAGCCCTACCAAGTGCTACTCCTATAAATGCTCCAGCAGCTTTACCTGTTTCAGCATCACCTTTTCCAATTGTAGTAGGTGCAGGAGGATCTTCAGAGAGTTGGCTTGGTCCTATTAGACCAGGTAATAATTCAAGTTTTTCAACAATAACATCTGCTGGTGGTGGCGCAGGAAGACCAGGTAACGCTGCAGTTTGTAGTACACCAGGATATAATCCTGTTCCAGCTATGAATGGTGGTTCTGGAGGTGGTGGAACTGGTTGTTGTGGTCCTGGAATTGGTGGTGTAGGAAATACACCTCCAGTAAGTCCTGCTCAAGGTAGAGATGGTGGAGATGGAAATTTAACGGTATCAAATAGATCAGGTGGCGGTGGTGGTGGAGCTATTGCTGAAGGAACTAATGGAATTAATCCATTAGCAGGAGGACCAGGAGGTGCAGGTGCTCATATTCCTGCAAGTTTTATTGGTCCGACAGCACCAACTTATGGACAAACAGGTCCAGCTGGAAGATATTTTTCTGGTGGCGGAGGTGGAATTGCAACAAGTGGTTCAACAGTTGGAACAGGTGGTTTAGGTGGTGGTGGAGCTGGTGCAAATCCAATAGGTGTTGCTGGAACAGTTAATACTGGTGGTGCAGGTGGAGCAGGCTATCATAATTGTATTGGTTCTGGAACAGGCGGATCAGGAATCGTTATTATTAGATACAAATTCCAAAATTAATATGTATTTACTAACATTTAAACATAAGATATAAGGAGAAACATTATGGCACATTTTGCAAAACTAGGAGCTAACAGTAAAGTTATTCAAGTACTAACTTTGAATAATGGTGATATGTTAAACGCTGATGGCGTTGAAGATGAAACAGTAGGACAACAATATTTAGAAACACATAATAATTGGCCTGCACAAATGTGGATTCAAACATCTTACAACACAGTAAAAAATACACATTCATCGAAAGACAACTCAAAAGCATTTAGAGGAAACTATGCAGGTATAGGTCATACTTGGGACGAAGATGATCAAATCTTCTGGCCTAAAAAACCTTTTGCTTCTTGGGTAAAAAACACTACAACTGCATCTTGGGATTCTCCAATCGGAGATCCACCTGCATTAACTGCGGAACAACAAGCACAAAACGATGCTGGAACTCATCAATGGATTCATACTTGGGATGAAGATAATCAATCTTGGAACTTGACAGATAGAACAGTATAATTTATATTTGGTGGTGGTATGCAAGAAGAAGAAATTAAAAATCATTTAATTTTTGGACATAGGTATTATCAAACTACTATAAATCCAAAATTATATGATAAAAAATCTATTATAAAAACTATTCACCAAAATTTTAAATTATCTCCTAAAAGAAATAAATTTGATGATACACTACCTATCTCTAGTAATATGCATCATTCTCTATATGATACAAAAAATATTAAATATAAAGAGCCTGACTATAGCTCTTTAAATATTCCATATAAAAAAGTTTTTTTAAAATTTATTGAAAGCATTGGAACAACTTCTAAATTAGATTTTAATTTTCAAATAATGAGTTACACTTGTACTGAATCATCTCATTTTATGAGAAGACATAATCATTTACCAACTTCTGATTTTTCTTGCGTTCATTATATTTCTTTTGATTTAAATCACGCTAAAACAGTTTACTATAATCCTGGAAATGATTTAACTTTATACAACAAAGATACTAGAAAAAATTTATATGAAAAACTAGATTCAAACGATATATCAAATTATGGTTATTATGAGTATTGTTCTCCTTTAGTAAAAGAAGACTATCTTGTAATAGTTCCTGGATATATGAATCACGAAATACCTAGTGTTTCATCTAAATATAAAAAACCAAGAATAACAATAGTTACAAATATATGGATAAATTAATATTAAGCGAACAAGCATTATATTACGGTGATGTGGCAATGCCTAAAGATTGGGACATTAACCGAGATAAATTATCAGGCGACATTTTACAATCAGTAATTCAAAACAAAGATTTTCCGTTTTCACGAACTTGGGATATGTTAAATACATATATGCGAGATCACGTTGGTCTTGAGTATGGTGTAAATTTAGTTAACAAAGAAACGTGGGGTAACATCTATAAACCCGGCGAGACTACAATTCCATTATTAAATATTGATCCTGTGGATCTACGTAACTCTCCAGACTTTACATTACTTTATGGTGTAAAAGTTAAAGATTGTATGGTCAGAATACATTTTGAGGATAACAGACGTAAGGGTAGATCTTGGGATATAGAACTTAGAAATAATATGTTTATTATGTTTCCATCTACTAATATGTATTACCTAACTAACAATCAAAAAGATTCATTAAACTTTATACAAACAATAACTTATGAATATATCTAATTACTACTGGCATTTTCCTGCAGCACTTACACCAAAGTTTTGTGATGATGTAATAGCTTATGCTAATCAACAAGAAGAAGTTATGGCTAGAACAGGTGGTTATGGTGATAGAAAATTAAAAAAAGAAGAAATAAAAAATTTAAAAAGAAAAAGAAACTCTGATTTAGTTTGGCTTAATGATACTTGGATATATAAAGAATTACATCCATATGTTCACGAAGCAAATAGACAAGCTGGTTGGAACTTTGATTGGGAAAGATCAGAATCGTGTCAGTTTACAAAATATAAACACAATCAATATTATGATTGGCATTGTGATAGTTGGGATAAAACATATGATAGAAAAGATCCTAATCATCCAGAGCACGGCAGAATTCGAAAACTATCTATGACTTGTCAATTAACAGATGGTTCAGAATACACAGGTGGTGAATTAGAATTTGATTTTAGAAACTATGATCCACATATGAGAGATGAAAGTCAACACTTAAGAAGAGCAAAAGAGATTTTACCTAAAGGATCTATTATTGTGTTTCCTTCTTTTGTATGGCACAGAGTTAAACCCGTAACCGCTGGCACAAGATACAGTCTTGTTGTTTGGCATTTAGGAAAACCATTTAAATAATATGTATATAAATAATTACTTTAACACAACGATTTGGTCAGAACAAAAACCAGAGTTTATAAAATCTTTAACTAAAGCTTCTAACAAATATATTAAAGCTGCTAGAAGTTTTCCAGAAGCTAAAGCACATATAAAGAAACACGGAGACTTTGGAAGAAGTTATCATTCAACACCTCTTACAGCTGATAATGATTTTAGAGACTTTAGAGATTATATTGGTCAAAAGTCTTGGGAATATTTAGATCATCAAGGTTATGATATGCAACAATACACAACACTATTTAGTGAGATGTGGGTACAAGAGTTTGCTAAAAAAGGTGGTGGTCATCATTCAGCACACGTGCATTGGAATCAACACGTATCAGGTTTTTATTTTTTAAAGTGTAGTGATAAAACATCAATGCCAGTATTTCACGAACCTCGTACTGGAGCAAGATCTACTAAATTAAAAATGAAAGATCAAAAAGGTGTGTTAGCTGGATCTGAATTAATTCATTTTAAACCTACACCCGGAACGTTGATTATATTTCCAGGATATTTAGAACACGAGTTTAGTGTAGATTTTGGAATAGAGCCTTTTAGATTTATACATTGGAATATACAAGCGGTGCCAAAAGAGATGGCTAAAGATGTTTAAGAAAAAAAAATATACAGTTATCCGTCAAGCAATATCAAAAGACCTAGCAACTTTTGTTGCAAATTATTTTGTAATGCAAAAACAAGTTTATGATACTTGTAAACAAGAAAGATACATATCACCTTTTGAAAATATTATAGGTCATTATGAAGGACAAGATGAACAGATACCAGGAACTTATAGTCAGTATTCTAATATAGCTATGGAAACTTTAATGTTAAAATGCCAACCAGAAATGGAAAAGGTAACAGGATTAAAATTATATCCAGCTTATACTTATGCAAGAATTTATAAAAAGGGGGACGAGTTAAAAAGACACAAAGATAGATTTAGTTGTGAGATATCTACCACTATGAATCTTGCTGGTGATGACTGGCCAATATACTTGGAACCTTCTGGAGAAGTAGGTAAAAAAGGAATTAAAGTAGATCTTAAACAAGGAGATATGCTGGTCTATTCTGGCTGTGAGCTAGAGCATTGGCGAAATAAATTTAAAGGTAAAGAATGCGTTCAAGTATTTCTTCATTATAACAACCGTAAAACCTGGGGTGCTAAAGATAATATGTTTGACAAGCGTCCACATTTAGGTCTTCCTTCTTGGTTTAAACGATGATATAATCTTTAGATGGAGGCAGGGCACCACCACATACCCCCTGCTTCCTTTTAAGGATTATTTATGAGTTTAGGATTTGACGCAATATCAGCATTACCATTTGCTACATCGGGACCCGATTCAGATGTAAATATATTAGTATCTAAAAATCAACTTACTATTACAATAGGTAGTGTAGGTATTATTGCTGATGCTGTAACAGAAAATTTAACACCCAATAGATTAACATTAGGTACAGGTAGTTTAACCATTACCGCTGATGCTAATCATACAGTTACAGGAAATGCTTTATCTTTAGGTTTAGGTGCATTTACTATTAATATAGATACTAATGTATCACCTTCTGGAAACTCGTTGACCTTAGCCACAGGAAATGTTACAATAACTGGTAACGCAGGCGTAAGTCCTACAGGTAATGCTTTATCATTAGATACAGTAGAACCAGGAG